CCAGATCAGGGGTGGTGTTTTCCATTGCAGGAATGGGATCAGGTGTAGGTGCTGCCGAGGCAGCTTGCTCGGCCTCTAAGGATCTGCCGATCCCGACGCCGGGATCAGCCGGCACCGAGACAACAGACACTTCATAAGGAGACCATGCAGTAGCAACGAAATCGCCGCTACTGCGCTCCTCCATTTTGTCAATGGAGTAGCCGAAAGAGACGTTCCGTAAAACGCCATCTCTCACATCACTCAAGACTTCCTGAGCGAATGGGTTGCGGCTGAAGCGCACGCGTGCATAACCGCGGCGACGTTTGCCATCGATATATGCACGCTCCACAACGCCGATGACCTTGTCAGGATTGTGATTAAACAGCAGCGGCGCACCATCATTCAGACGACTGAGATCAGCAGCATCGCCTTCGTGGCTCAAGATCTCATTGCCGAAGTAACGGGCAACGGGATACTCAGAGCTGAATGGAAACTCGTAAGTGCGATCCTCAACCTCATCAAAGGTTGTGATCTCAGCGCGTTGATGGCGACCGATGCCGGGCATGTCGCGCTCCTCGCCCGTTGCTTCCTCAAACATGATCGGATCTATGTCGTGCTCGCTTAGCCAGGTGCGCGCTTCCTCTGGAGTGAACTGCTGTGCATCAAACCGCACTGCTTGGATCTCGCTTTCGCCTTCCTTGATGCCGTAGATGAAATCAATGCCATCGCCGCCGGCGTCATTCTCACGACGCAGTTCGTCGTACTGATCAGGATCAGTCAACCTCGCGGCATGTTCATTTGGATAGGGGCGCGCCTCTTCCATTTGTCTATCCTGCAATGCCTTGATTCTATCCGCCTTCTCATTCGCCCAACTCTGCCCGGCATCACCACCCCATGCGGCCCATGCGACGCGGCCAGCTGATGGATAGCCATCCTCGCCAGGGCTGAATCCCTCGCCTTGCTTGTCAACTTCATGGCGGGCGAACCATGCCGCCATCGTGATCACCGTGTCGGGACTCAGTTCATCGCCACTCAGGATCTGGCCGGCGCGGCGTGCCGCAACCTCAGTGCCGCCTGCCTTGCCATCAGCATTCCAATCGCGGTAGCGCTGCGCCTCTTCCCTCATGCCTTCTGTTGGCATCAGGTCAATCTCAATGCCGGCGATGTTTGCCATCAGTCTTCTGGCCCTTCGAGCGGATCCTCGAGAACTGATTGCTCTTCGTACTCCTCCTCTTTCATCGGCGCTTCCGTATCCTCAAATGCCGGCTGACCGCCCATCGTCACCGCAGGTTGTGAACCGCCGCCAGCATTTACCTCGCTGGGATCGGTGTCAAGCACAATATCCATCTCATCCAGCATCGCCAGCTCAGCTTGACGCGCCACCAGCACATCATCAAGATCGCCGCCCTGCTCGCTGATCACCTGGCCCAGCGTCTTAAAGCCACAGCGCACCGCGTCCTTATAGGCGTTGACTTCCTTCTGGGGATCCACCCATTCCCAGCTGCGCGGAATCCAGCGGCTGGCGCGGTAACGATCAGGGTTCGTCTCATACGCGGGCAGCTTGAGCTCACCGCTCAACACCGCCATCTCGAGCCAGTTCTCGTAAACGGTCTGATGGAAGTTCTCAATGAAGAACCGCTGCAGCACCTTGTACGTATCGCGCTCCTCCAGCAAGCTCAGCCGGCTGCTGCTGTAGTTGCTCTCTGAGAAGTTCTTGCTAATGCTCTCGAAGCTCACCCCAACGCCAGCCGCCACAGCGCGCAACATCGAACGGGTGAATGGTTCCAGCTGCCCATCAGGTGCATTCAGATCCGGCACCGTCACGCTTTCGCCCGGCGCCAGATACTTGAACACACCAGGCTGGAAGTCGCTCACGCGCTCGTTCTCATACACCTCATCACCAATCAGCTCACCCTCGGGCGATTGGATGAATCCCATCAGCGCGCTGCTGGCCCTGGCCCGCACCACCTCAGCCTCCTCATAGCCCTGCAGCATGTGCAGCCGCATCAGCGCCGAGGCGAACCATGTCACGCCACGCGTCTGCCCCGGCCGCTCCGGCAGGAAGAGATGAATCACCTCATCAGCAGGCACGCGCACACGGCGCCCATTGGTGCGTGGATTGCCCGCATACGTGTCACCCGGATGGTTGGCGTAGAAGTGGTACGCCTGCGGCCGCAGGTAGCCATCAACCTCGATGCCCATTCGCACCGTGTTACCGGCCGCGGCCTGCGGAATATCGTCGTCGATCAGGTAATCCGCCTCAAGCACCTGCAGCGCAAACGGCACGCGCGACCCGCCAAACGGTTTGCGGATCATCCGCACGAACACCTCGCCGCTCTCCGCCAAACTGCGGCATAGCAGGCGCTCCATATCGTGGAAGCCCAGCAGGCCGCTCACATCACAGCGGCTCTTGTGCATCCACCGCTCCCATGCCTCGTGGATCTGGCCGTTGATCGCCTCATCGAGACGGCCGCCACGCAGCATCCGCACCTGTGACTGGTGCTTGATGCCGTGCCCGATCACATTGTTCTGGATGCTCCGCAGCGCCTGCCGCGCATAGTCGTTGTCACGGCACAACTGACGCGCACGATTGCGCAGCGCCTTGAAGCTGCTCTTGATTTCGCTGTCGGCACTCGTGCCGCTTGTCACCCAGTCAGCCGTCAGCCTGCTGACACGCGCACCTTGATACGCCCGCGCACGTGGCCGCGTCGGCTCAAAACCCATCGCCTTGAATAGCCGCGTCCGCAATCCCATCAGAACCTCACGAATAGGTTGTGCGGATTGCCCAAGCCGTTAGCGATCAGGTCCGCCATCTGCTCGCGCTTCACCTCAGCCTTCAGCTTACTTTCGCGTTCCATCAGCTCACTCAGATCCAGCTTGGTGAAGCTGCGGCTGCCGATTGTGTATTGCTTCGCGCCAGCGCTAACAATCGCGCGGATTGCAGCCTGCACTGCATCCAAATCGATCTGCGCTTGCGACCGCCCATCAAAAGCACCAGGCGACCCGGCATATGACAGCGCTGCCTCAACAGTCAGCTGGCCAGCACCCAGCGTCACCTTCTCACTGCCGGCTGTAGCTATCGCCTGCCAATACCACTGCCCAGCATCGAACCCGGCGCTGGTGCTAGCAGCGATGGTGAACTCCCATCCAGTGCCATAGGCAGTGCCTACCACCGTGGCACCCTCGCTAGCAGTGTTTGTCCGCAGGTAGTAAGTCAACGTCCACGTGCCGCTGCTGACCGCATTGCCCAGATTGTCAACGCCAGCAATATCACGCCACTTGACCGTGTCGCCTGCCCTGATTGTCGCGGGAATGTTCACGGCTACCAGTTGCCAACAAAGCCAGGCCCAGCCGCTGCCGGCTGTTGCTTCCTTGATCTTAGCGGTGCTCTCTTGCCCTCCTCCAACTGAACTCTCAACTGTTCCCACATCGTCGCCTTATTCATCCTCCGCCCATAGATCAACATCGCCGCGTAGCCATACACCGCACAATCAAGCGCTTCATTTCGATCACCCGCTTTCTTCACCCACTCCCTGATCGGAAAGCCCCGGTGATATCGCAACGCTTGCCGCTCACTCGTGAGCTGCCGGTAATACTCATCATCGGCAGCGAGTCCGAAGTTCAGCCCGCCCTTTGTCTCGTTATGGCGGAGCCGACCGAACAACGTCGTCTTGATCGTGTCGGTGCCCAGCTGATACAGCGTCACGCCGCGCTTAATCACCCGGCCGCGCCAATTCACATCCACCTTGCTGCCCTTGCCTACCGCGGGACTGTTGCGCCTGCTGCTGCCCTTGATCGCCACCACGCCCTGGCTCACGCGGTCACGCACGTATCGGTACACCTCATGCGTGCAGTGGCCGCCAGAGTCCACCGCAACCTGCGCCAGCTTCAGGCTTCGCCCGCTCTCCGTCTCCCACTCAGTCGCGATCACCTGATCCAGCTGCTCCCATACCTCCGTCTGCGTCGGGTCGCCCATCAGCTCCTGATGCCACACCAGCCATCCGGTCTCGCCCTCACCCCAGCCCCACACACTCACCGCTAGGCGGTTGTCCTGCACGTCCACGCCAGCTGTCAGCAGCACCACGCCAGCCGGGCAGATGCCGGGCTTGTAATCCATCCGCCGCGCCATCAATCCATCGGCGCTCACCTTCGCCGCGTAGTCCTCCTCCCACGTCTCTGCCAGCCGTGTGTTGACGAACGACTTCAACGCAGGCGCATCGCCCTTGGCCCGCAGGAAGTCATCCACCAGCTGCTCCCAGCTGCACCAGCCCAGCGGGCTGTAGAGCCCCGATAAATGGAATCCAGCCGTGCGCCCATTGCTCGGTGCTGTCGCCCGCCACTCACCACCGCGCAGCATCGCCGGCTTGTGCATCTCAGCGAATCGCTCGCTGCAGTGCTCGCACTGATACCGAGCAGACTGCGGCCGCCCGTCATCCCATTTCAACTGGCTCCACTTCAACCACTCCATCGCGCCGCACGCAGGACACGGCACATAGAACCGCCGCTGATCGCTCCGCTGATACTCCGCCTCGATCCGGCTGAAATCCTTCACCGTCGGCGTGCTGGTGAGCAGGATCTTCCGCCGCGCGAACGTCGTCGTCCGCCGCTCCGCCAAGCTCACCGGATCGCCCTCACCATCCACATCAGCAGGGAAGCCATCCACCTCATCGCAGAACAAATACCGGCACGGTGCTGATCGCAAGCCGGTGGCACTGTTCGCCCCGGTCAGCAGCATGATCCCGCCGCTGAACTCCTTGCTAAACATCGTGTTGCCAGAGTCACGCGCCCTGGCCGGCGCGATCTTGGCCGCCAAACACGGCGTCTCCGTGATCATGCTTTCGAGCCGCTGCTTACTCAGCCGCTTCGCCATCTCCACTGTCGGCTGCACACACAGCATCGGCCCCGGCGCATGGTCAATCACATATCCCAGCCAGTTACTCCCCGCCTCCGTCTTGCCCGTCTGCGCCGCAAACATCATCACCACCCGTTGCACCGAGCTCTCGCTGCTCAGGCAATCCATCGGCTCACGCAGGTAAGGCGTCCGATCCGTTCGCCACGGCCCCGGCTCCGCACTTGCCTTGCTGCTCAGCTTCCGATATCGATCCGCCCACTCACTCACCGTCAGCGGCTGCTCAGGCCGCAGCCCCTCGAAGAATCCATCACGCCACGCATCAGCCATCACACAGCTCCACAAGCGCTGCACGGTGCTCCTGCGTCAGCACCTGATGGATCACCGTCGGATCCGTCTCGCCCGCTAGCTGGTGGCTCAATCGATCCGCCAAATTCGCCAGCGCCTCACGCACACTGCGGCCCATCTTGAACGCTTCCTTTTTCACATCATCAGCAGGCACCAGCTCGCCCCTCTGCTGCGTTACCTGCAGCTTCGCCAGCTCCGCCTGGTAGTGCTCACGTCGCGCCCTGCTCTCATTCAGGTCCGGGATCGCATCATCCGGCAGCCCCTCAACACGCCGCTTCAGCTCAGCCGCATCGCGGGGTGGTTCCACATCAATCGGATCAGCGCGCCGCACCTTGCTGTTGTGCGTCGCCTTGGTGTTCTTATCCCATAGCTCAATCGCAAGATCACGATCCAGCCAGCGCTTGCCATCCTTCTCCACCACAGCTGCAGCAATGCGCGCCTTGCTCGCTGCCGTTACGGTGCCCTTCGCGCATCCCTTGATCGCTGCAAACTCACTAAACGTGACTAGCAAGCGTTAAATCCCTCTAGTTCAGTTCAATACTATGGAACTATTGAACTCTCAAACTGGGATTGGGGTGAGATTAGCGAGATCCCTTGCGCCGCAATGGTTTAAGAGGTTTGGCGTCTGGCGCTAGAGGATTCGGGTGCGAACGAACGACC